ATGGACATCTCATAGACCAACGCAGACAGGGCATGCGGAATATAATCAATGCGTTGGCCAAGCTCAACAAGTGGTGCGGGCCACCGAGACACTACAAGAACAACACAAACAAACAACGCGAGGATAGGTCCGACTATTCTCCACGCATTGACGCGAAACGTTTCGCGTTCATCAAATCCAGGTTGGTTCACACAATCGGGTGATAGTGTGTCCAACGTATGGCACCAAACGCTAGAACCCTCATATTGTGCATACGTTTGGTTTTGCGACATAAATTCCTCAAATCCAGGGTCGCTTTCGAATCCATCCCAACAGATCCAATCCTGGGTGTACTCACATGTCTGTTTTGTTGCATTATACCAATACTCCACAGTCGGCACGTCCTCGAGCTGGGATGTAAGAACCACCACACCTGCAACAACAATAAAAGACATCAACAAGTAAACAATTCGCCAGCGCCATGAATGGCTCTCTGAGTCAGGGAGAGCCATCCGACCAACCTCAAAATCGCCGTCCGCCCGTCGGACTGATTGATCTTGCACAAGGCGGCAATCTTCATGAGGATCAGTACGGAATCGCGCGTGTTGGACCGAATTGATGTAGAGGCCTTGGCTTGGGTCTTCCCAACCTTCTTGTATGCGCTGACCACGGAAATAATGCCGGACGTCTTGTGAATTGGGATGACGTTGCCGCGGCTGGCCATCAACCTCGACATCGGCTTGGATTGCCGATGGAATAGCGGCTGGTGGTGTATATGGACACCGACCAAACAGCCGCACGAACCAGAGCACATAATAATATAAAAACCAACAACCAAGGCGACAAGACCGGGTTGTGGGTACCGTTTCAACTGCCACACCAATACTATCATTGGTGGTGTTGTCCACTTCCTTAACCTGTGTGGATTCAACACGAGCCACGCGCGCTGCCGTCGGCTTCCTTACCACCGTAACCACCGGTTTACGCACCACTGCTTGTGCAAGCGGTGGGGTAATTGTGGTCGTCGTCGTAGTCGTGG